TTATATCAGGTATATTTGGAGATTTAAATAAAATTGATATTTAAATCTTGATTTGCTTTAATAAACGAACATGGGAATTAAACATTTTTTCTATTGGTTTAAGAATAATTTTGGCAATAATATCAAATGTCTGCGAAGTGGTCAAGACTTCAAAACGGCTAGAGTATCTATAGACAATCTCATGATTGATCTCAATGGCCTTTTTCATTCTTCAACCCAAAAAATCTACGAATATGGGGCCCATAAACCTCCTGTTAGATTATTGGGTCGTCAACGAAGGGGGAGAAAAAGGGTGAATAAACTCAGACAGCAAATCAAAGTATTTGAAGACATTTGTCTTAATATTGAGGATCTGTTACGATTAGTTAATCCTAACAAGCGGCTTATCCTATGTGTCGATGGACCTGCTCCTCTCTCCAAACAAAATCAACAGAGGCAGAGGCGATTCCGTAGTGCTGCTGAAAAGGATGAAGAGGAATTTAGAAAGTTTGATTCTAACAGCTTAACCCCAGGTACCAAGTTTATGCATCATCTAACTAAGTATATAGATTGGTATATTCGAAAACGTATAACATACGATCCCATCTGGCAGAATATTGAAGTTGTTTTCTCTAATGAGAAATCACCTGGGGAGGGCGAGCATAAAATCATTAATTATATTCGTCTTTATGGAAACCCTAGGGATAGTTACTGTATTCATGGTTTAGATGCTGATTTGATCATGCTCGCTTTAGGTACACAATATCCGAAATTTTGGATCTTACGAGAAGATTTATACGATCCTCAGAATGATTTTTTCGTCATTGATATCGGGAATACTCGCATCAATCTTGCCCAGAAAATGGATTGGCACGATTCTGACGTAGGTTCTGACGTGGATCAAAAAAAACAGTCATTTAACCCCGAGTATGCCATCAACGATTTTATTCTTATGTGTTTCATGGTTGGAAATGATTTTCTTCCCCATGTACCAAGTCTAGAGATTATTGAGGGTGGTATTGATTTTATGTTGGACGTATATAAAAATGTAGGTGATATTTACGGGCATTTAACGACAAAAGTTGACGAAAAGGTGAAATTTATCCCAAGATCGTTGAGAATTTTTTTGGGAACTATATCCCAGTACGATAAGGGAATTTTGCAAGATAAACTCCTTAAGAAGGGTGTTTTCTTTCCCGATGTTTTACTTGAAAAACATGCCACTCTCATCGAAGGAAAGTATGAATTGGATATTGATAATTACAGAGAAGAATATTACCAGAAGTGTTTTGGAGAAAACACTGATATTAGACACCTTTGTCATCAATATCTAGAGGGAATACAATGGGTTTTATCTTATTATACACGTGGTGTTCCAGACTGGAAATGGTGTTTTAAACATCACTATGCTCCTTTTGCGCATGAATTAGCTGAACATATTGTTGATTTTAAATTTTCCCCAGAAAGGAACACAACCCCAATGACACCTTTCCAACAGTTATTATCTGTTCTTCCTCCGAAGAGCGCAGGGTTGATACCGATCCCTTTGTCACAACTGCTCCTAGACAAAAAATCCAAAATTAAGCAGTATTGTCCAGATGAACTAATAATCGATCTTAGTGGTAAAAGAAAAGAATGGGAAGGTATCGTACTTCTACCAATGATCGATTTTAAAATTATAGAGAGTGAATATTTTAAACACATAGATAAGGTCGATAGATCGGAGTCAGGGCGCAACATACTAGGTAAAAGTTTTACGTACTCATATTCTCACCAGCATTCGGTTGGATTTCGTTCATTTTACGGAAATATCCCCAATTGTCGAGTGACTACGAGAGTTATTAACTTATAAGACGACAGGATAAGTTATGTGAATATTTCAAACCAAAATGTTTGAAATATTCAGTCATAAACTATAAAATAAACTATAAAATAAACTATAAAGAAATTTATAACATATTATAATTTTCTTTATAGTTTATTTTCACTTTGGGGAAATTTTCAAAGTATTTATTGAGCCACTCCGAAGATGTATACTTCTCCGGTATGGTGAAAAAATCTTCGGTAAAAAAATCTGTTTCGAACAAAACCCCTTCGTTAAGATCGATGACGGGTGTGTTTTCCTTCGAATTATATATTATTTTTCCGGGAGCTTTTTCTGCAGCTGTCAACAAGCTTTCGATAAAATCTTTACCATATATTTTACTGTCGCCGACATTAATTATCTGAGTAGTGGCGTCTCCTTCTCTCATAGCGGTTGGTATCAAGGATGTTAGGTCCCCATATGTTTTACTTGTATTAAATACCTTTACAGCATTTTTTAAAGACCCGGGCAATTTATATTGTTTACCGTAAGGAACAACAATAGATATAATATTTACCTTGACCGTCTGGTCAAGGAGAGACCTTATTGCAGGTCCTAATTTTTTAATTCGATTTGGCGTTGTTGTGAGACATACAACAACGCGTCTTTTTTTATCTATCTGATCTAATTTTTTATAGTTAGATACAAACATTTCTGTTGGAGAAAAATACAGTTTGATACACCTAATAAATCCGAAATAGTCCAATAATATATAAATAAGGGACAATACGACAGATACGAGCGATATAATCACAATAGTTTTCTTTTGCATTTATTTATTATAGAGAAAGTTTATCTATTAATAAATGATCATCATTACGGAACATAACTTTCAACTAATAGATGAAATCCCGCGTGTTGTAGATCCAGAAAATGAACCAGATGTTGTTTTTTACCCATCAATTCTTAATAAAAAAACTATAACAGAAATTCTTAATATTGTATCGTATTTAAAATACAATAAAAAACACCAAGTTTGGTTCGCAGATAATTCTAAATGGGTATACGAAGCAGATTTGCCTGCACAGTTCTTTCCAAATATAATTGATCTTATCAGGAGCGATGTACAACACTTGGGGGGCGAAATTTTTAATTCATGTCTAGTTATCAAATACAACAGGTATGACCCTGACAGGTATTCCTCTGTTAATTTCAATAAAAATATAAAAAGCATGCTCGACAAGAATTATATATCAGCATCAGTTTTTATAGGTTCCGGAGGACTTTTGAAATTTACACCAAAACGCTCATCAAGAAGTGATATTCGAAGTGATATTCGAAGTGATTTGGATGTACCTAGTGGCTCAATATTGCTACAACTAGGACAATTTCACCAATATTGGGATATGAAAGTATTCAATGAGGGTAAAAAATCAACGGCGATCTATCAATTATTGTTTAGACGTGTATACCCACCTGAAAAGTTTACAAAGGTATGTGATATCAGCGATATCACTCACTCTCAACCTAAACTCCGCAAGTCCAAACGTATAAAAATACCTAAACAACTATCCTTAATATATCTTAAGTCGAAATTCAGAAAACAATTTCGGAGAATTATTCGAAAAGGTCTAAAACCTCTACATGAATATCCTAACGGTACTCAATGTGTTCTAACTAATGGTATAAACGAAATGTATAAATACATCAGACTAGGGAATCTCATAGGTACCGGTGATTGGGGAAATGTGTATACCGCATGTTTGAGGAAAGATATTTTGTGCAGGAGAGAATTTGCTCTTAAAATGTCACGTATCACTGAAGGAGATCTATCTGATCCTTATACCGAAACAAGTTCAGCTTGGTACGAATTATGGATGCTCAAAGATATTTTTAAACCTCTTGTTGAACAATCTATATGTCCTAATTTACCTCTTTTTATCGACACATTTTTGTGCAGTAGTTGTGACTTTATACTTCGCAAAAAAGCCAAATCCCATCCTTGTATCATAAATATTATGGAGTTGGCTAGTGGAGATATGAAAGACTATTTTTTGCACAGTAATATTACGGATGAAAAAATATACTCTGCGTTATTTCAAATCATGGCAGGTCTCCATGCAATTCAAATGAACGGTCAGATCTTAAATAACGATATTAAAGCTAAAAATATATTATTTTATGATGTGAAACCGGGAGGATACTGGCACTACCGGTTACGTAACACAGATTTTTACATCCCAAATCACGGTAAGATGTTCATTCTTAATGATTTTGGTGTATCTAACCTTTATGACCCAAATTTTCAGCTATTTCCAAATAAACACAGAAATACATTTAACCTGGGGGCTAGATATGCTATTAATATGAATGAAAAATTCTATCCAATTGAAGCAAAAGTAGAACATACCAGATCAGGGATGCAGAAAACTGGAATGATCAAATGGATTTCTGGTAATACTGTAAACGAAACATCTCACGGTGCCATGTATAAAATTGATAGAGATACTGGACAAGTATTTACGTCTCGAACAATTTTAACTGAGAAACAAAAGTCTTATTTATTTAGACGAGGTATCACAACAAATCCAAAAACATGGGATTTTTTTGAACACCCGTTTATCATCCCACCTTTTGAGTTTTATAACGACGTTCAAGATGTATTACGCACAATTGTAGGCGGTAAGAGAACAACTCAAAGAGGAAACCACACAGTATACGAATCAATATCTGAACAAATCCGTAATTCTATTCGGCCTTACATGGGTAGTGCTGAAAATTCAAAAGTCAAGGAATTCTCTTTAGAAACATACCACGTACTTGCAGGGTCGTTTATCCTGAAATTTTTTACAGAAGCACATAGTTACAAAAAGAGACCTAAGGGTAAAAAATTGGGTTATTATGATATGGACAAATGCTTGAACTTCAAAAAATACTGATGAAATGGGCCTTTGAACACAAGGAGTACTACATGGCGTATATACTCTTTACTGAATACCGCCTGGGAATTCCGAATTACTTACTATATACTCTCCCGAATAAAAGAGTATTTGTTTCAGCGAGAGACTTTCTTTCCACAAATGGAACAAAAAATATACAGGACAAATATTTGAATAAAATATTTGTATTATTTCGTTCTTCAAAATACACCAAACTCCCCGAGTGGGATAACAGAATTGGGTATAAGTCAAGTTAAGTCAAGTTAAGTCAAGTTAAGTCAAGTTAAGTCAAGTTAAGTCAAGTTAAGTCAATCAACCTGATAATGTTTTTTCCACGCCGAATAACTAGCATATTTTCCACGACCCCCTCGCTTTTTTGTTATAGATCTAAATATAAAATAAGCAATGATCATTCCCACAACAACCAAAACTATTATACCTATTGTACTCCAAGGTATTTTAGACCAAAAATTTTCTGATGAAGTCAAACTTCCATACACATTTTTATAAAATTCATCAGCAGTCATGTGCCCTCCAGGATACACTTTAGCTATATACTCAGCATCAGTTTTCGATAATATATAATTAGGATCAGTACCCTTATTATCTACTGTCAACGAAGCAGGGAAGAAATAAAGCATTATAGACTTAGGATCAAAATTCGATCCATTAAGTTGATCGGACCCATACCTTTCCATTATATTGTGATAAGTAGTTTCTTGATCCCAGCCCTGTGTAGATTTAGCCCAAGCATAAACTGCGGAATCATCCCAGTCAATAGTTGACCCCTTTGGATTTTGATGTTCGTGTATGAGTCCCAATACATGCCCAAACTCATGTATTATTGTTCCCACATCCAACCAACCAAAATTCATTGTATTTTGTTCTGTACTCTTCAAACAATCTGTACCAACTAATGAATACGACCCACCATGAGGATTAAATGAAATCCTCACGTCTCCTCCCTGATCAACAAACACAAATTTCAAACCGACTATAGGTTGAATTCTCTCTCTAACAACTTTTTTTATAGCTTCAACTGGGGATAATTTTCTTACCTCTTCTTCTAGTGGATCTAACATTACTGGATTTCCTTCGCTATCCCGTTGTCCACGAAGACGTGACATTGGAGTCCAATCTACATTTTTCACATCGTTTGAGCTGGCTAAAAAGGAGACATTGATGGTTGAATTCTTTGGCCACATTTTTTGGGTCAAAAAAGCAGCTGTTAATTTTTGGAAATGTTGTTTAGAGTTACTCCTGTCACGTATCTGTTTAATTGTGCCTAACTCATTTATTAAAGGTTTTTCAACACATATTCTCAATTGTGATAAATGATCTGTCATTTATTAATATATCTATATAATATTCGCATTAATAATATCTATAATATCTATAATATCTATAATATAGATATCACCAAGTTGGTTATCTAAAAAAAATATTGATTAACAATAAATATGAATTGTGAATTAAAAATATTCAAAAATACTTTTGGGAATCTTACCGATTGTTGCTCACAAAAATTCATCCGAAGGAAACAAATAATCGCCACGACTGCGTATCTTTCAAACAAAGCATACGACTGCGAAGCTGGAACTGGATTAATATACGGAGACGCCAAACTAGCAACTACGGTTAAGCCCAATAAGATCACTGAATATTTTCACGTAGCAGAACCGACAAGATTTATTTCTTGTTTCGGAAAAGCAGGAAAAGCTTCTGCATCTTTTCTCATATATGAAGGTATGTATACGGGAGTGGTATATGTAGCATGGCGCGGTAGCAGTGTCTATAGATTTGCAGAAGATTTTATACGCGATGCCGATGCTGGATTGGTCAGAATTGGACCAGAGGTGAAAGGAAGATATCCGAGAGTTCAAAAATCGACTTATCTTTTGTTTAGCAAAGCCAGGGAAGCTTTTCACAAATCAATATCATCATATGTTAGAGCAAATAAAACTTTTGTATTTACTGGACATTCTCTGGGAGGTGCTTTGGCTCTTTATTCAGCAGTTGACACAAGAGGCCAATATGGTCAACTTAATATACTAGCATATACTTACGGAGCGATCGCTATAGGTAATCAGACATTTGTTGATACATACATTACGGGTAAATTTCATCTAACCCAATTTGTAAACCCAATGGATGGTCTATCTCGTATGTGGACTATGGTTCCTGGAGAAACTAAAACAGGAACAACTCGAGCTTTTGTATACCAAAGTCTTGACCCAAATGATGATAAAGTAGTCGAATATCAACGGGATGAGAAAGTAGACAATCTTTCAGATTATATACGCCTAAAGGGGTGTTCTAGAGAAATTGTCGGAACATCTGAATGTAATAACCAATATTGGTTCAAAGTACCTGAAGGAGGTATTGGTATCTCTGACTATCCTGCACTTGTTACATCAGTAGCTAATCTAAGATCTCTGCAGATAGGTAGTTTTGTTTCTGCAGCATCTGAATTTACAGATGTATTATACGGCCAAGACGTGGAAAATATAGAAACAGACGTGGCGTACATGTTTACCGATTATTATGCACTTTCTAGTGCAAATCCGGTAAACTTGTTCTATGAGCTCGGTAAACCTCCCAAAACTGTGGATCAGCTTAACAGTTTAATCTTATCAATAGGTAATCTGATGTCATGTGGAATGCAAGAAACTCTCACATCTTATACGATGAGAAATATTGGTCATTCTATATTTAGGGGGAGAGACTGGATACCGTGGTTATATGGATTTATAGCCCCAAGGCAACTACAAACACTTACTTCTAGAATAGGTCAAACTATGTCTGCCTCGTACAATTATATATTGCGAAAATTCGGGGTCTCATTAGTTGAAGAGAAGAAAGATTCGACCCCCTTTAATTCCATGGTCTGGACACCTCGATTGTTATTATATTATGTAATAAACCATAGTATGGATAACTATTATGAAAAAACTACCACAGCTATTGCTTCATTAGCTAGTTCAGTTTGTTGCGGTGGGCCACAGTGTGATGTACCATTATCAGAAAGCGAGAAAAAGAGAATCGACGCTGAAGCAAAACGTCTTGAGGAAAAACAAAAACAAGAATTAAAAACATCTATCATTGCAGAGTATAAAATAGCCCAACAATTAAGTGCTCAAATAGATACTTACGTCGAACAACTAGCTGCGCAATATAATAACGATGCTCTAAGAATAATACCATTTATCCTGAGAGACAGAAAAATTGCTAGATTTGTACCAGCAAATCTAACCGAAATGGTACAAACATCCTTATCCCTTGCAAATATGGAAAGGTTAAACAAATATATGACTATACTGAAATACGACAAAAAGGAAGGCTTTAACAAAATTGTTTATGCATTGGTAAGCGGGGAAGATACTAAATCAGAAGCTAAGAATATCGAATATGTGACAATGCAAACATTATTGATAAAAATTTTAGAAGCATATCTAGAACAGAAAGGTTTTCAGGAACAGAGAAGACGATCTCGTACTAGACAAAAAGAACAGGCTAAACAAAAAGAACGAGTCGTACGCCCACGTCGTCTACGTGGGCGTAGAATAGTAGCACCCACACTATCAGACGATTCCGACTAAACAAATTATCACTTTATAAATAACTTGTTATATAAGAAAATATAACAATGTCTATATCTTATTCAGCTATCACAAATTATGGACGTGCTACTCTCCCATCTGTCGAGGCCGGGCTCGGTAGTATGAATATACTCAGAGATCCTCCAAAATCTATCATGACTAGACGTATAGATAAGGTCGGAGAAACAAGTTCAATCACAGAGTTAATCGACCAAAGTGGTAATCGCGCATGTGAAGCCATTTCTCTGTATGCACGAGGTATTAACCCTATGGTAAGCGTGAGCTACGGAAACGTAGGCAACAACGGTGGTCAAAGATCTGGAAGTTGTTTTGGAGGTAGTGGTGCCGGAGATTTACCAGCAAGCGGTAACGCTATTGGCGGGGGACAAGCATACCTACCTTATAGAATTGCTAGAGATGGTGCTTTTAGACCTCCTATTATTCGACAGGAACAACTGATGCCGCTGTCTCGGCAGCCAAGAACAAACACACAAGCCTTTACCCAACCCGGATTCGCAGATTTTACCAAGAAATTGGTATGCCCAGGAGGCAACTATAGATCTGTTAAGCAAGAAACATTGAAATCATGTGTGAGACCTACCGCAACATATCGTATAGATAATCCGCTAGTCGAACCTTTCGAAGTCAAATATGTCATCAAAAATCCAGTCAAATTTGATCCCAGGGCCGGGGTATCAGGCATCCGTACAAGAGATCTTACTACACAAGAAGTTGTTAATCCTACCAAGGGTGTCAGTGAATCTCCTCTCCACGTTGAAAATATCTACGCAAATCAATCCGGAGAAACAGTCAGATATGTTGATAATTCTCATATGAATACCGATAAATACATTCAGGATGTTTTACATAGTTCAGTCCAAAGTAAGATGTCTCAGTCTATACAGATCACACCGATTGATGAAATTATGAACGTTGATATCCATACCAAAGATCCATTAAATATCTCTTACACCGCACCGAAATCAGGCAATACAAAAGATGATTACATACATAAAGATATCGAATTACAACGGAGAGTCTTAGCTACTACAATGGCTACAAACAAGCAAAGGAATATATATTCTCGACCGTCTATTCAACACCAAGCCATTCAGAAGAGAAACAGGCCTATCGCTCACGCAACTACAAACTTCGGGACAATAGACCGACAAAGTTCTGCCGATCTGAATAGCCGTGAATATAAGTTACATCCTACTATAAATGCAGGAAGTTTTACTGGTAGAGGTCAGATGCCTATGAGAGACCGTATGCAGAATGTTAACACTCATTTTGAGTCTGATAAAATGAGAATGAGCAAGAAAGTCATGGCAATGCAACTTGGACGTTACGGCTAATCTCTTGTTTGATTGATATAATTAGAGCTAATTATATCAATGATAAATTTTATGGTATTTTGTTCTACAAAAATTTAGAAATTAAATCTTAGAGTAGCTGGACTTCTCCCATGAGAGTCTCCAAAACTCATCGCTGGCTCCTGTGTTTTACCCCCTGAAAATCCTTTCACCAGTAGAAAAAGAAAAATTAGTGCAGCAACGCCTATACCTACATACATAGCAATTTTTTTCCAATCCATACCACTTCCAGATCCTGATCTTATCGTCAATTTACAATTTTTATCTGAAGGGTGTAAGGCGTGTATTATATAATTTTCCTGACTTGATGGAACAAAACATGTTTTACATATTTCATCATAGAGCGCTTTTTCTGTGAGTCTGAAACGTTTTGTGTCATCATCATCGGAGGTTGACACTGATAACTTTCCTTCTTTATCGGAACAGTCAAATTTCCATGCTAAAAATTTTGTTGGATCACTGTCGAGATTGAGTTGTTTAGTAGTTGAGTTATAATTCCACCCAATGATTTTATTAGTTTTACCGACAGTTCCATCTTTTAAAAGGACCCTATCATCTTTGAAACTTATGATATATACTCCGTCATCCACAGCTTCCCCAGGATTATATGGTATAGACTTTACTATTTGGAACGTACCTTCAGTCGTAGAACAACGTGTTGTTTTAACGGTGTCATTTTCTATTCCAATACAGTAATCAACTATTACATCTACATCTAATCCGAAAATTTGATTACTTGTGACAATCCAACCACTAGCATCTTGAGGATCTGTAGTTAAAGTTAGTGGATCACTAAATTTTAAATACAAAGGATTATTAAGGGGTATATATAATAGTAATGTATCATTTTCATATTTCCATACATACGAATCATTATAATCTACTAAAACAATACTATATGCTCCACCATCATTGGCATACCAAAGAGATTTAGTTCCGTCTGATGTTTTAATAGCATACATGCCATCTCCTAATTGTGGATCTTCTACTGGTGTAAATACCCATTTATCGTAAGTAGTATCACTTGGATCATGTACAGGAACTATAATTCCAGAGTCATCCAGACCCATGTACACACCACATCGTTCATTGAAAATGCTATTAGAAGTTATATAAAAATTTTTTCCTTCCGGGGCACTCATATTAAACTTACTACAGTCGCCATCTAATTGTATATTAAATGCACCACGATAAATAGACAGTTCTTTGTTTTTATATGTCCAAATTTGACTATAACTTCCAGCATTCTCATTTTCCATAGTTGCTAATTTTTCACCTTCATCGGGTATACTTGTTAAAAATTTCCCATTATTTGATATTGTATACATACCATCTTTCCGTTGCTGTTCTGTGGGTCTTGGTATAATTTTAGTCGGAGAGTTCCATGTATCACCCGTTGTGTAGCAATTTTGTAAGGAAACCATGTTTATTATACGACTATATTTTATTTGGTATAAAACAAATGAATGATACGAAAAATAAAATATTACTCCAGAACAAATATATACACAAAAATCTCTCAAAACTAACCACATGCGCAATAAACATAAGGAAACAAAAAAATTTAAAACAAGTATCAACGCCTATTGTTAACAATATTCTATTGAATAACTTTGACAATGGTTCTGATATGAATGCTGTGGTTTGTTTATTCGATACTCTGTTTCTTAGATCTAAAAAGAATGGTTTGTATCGATTATCTGTACATGTATCGAAATGGGTTAAGCAATTTGAGAGAATAGATATTGAAAGTTCATCAGGGTATGTTTATTTTTCTGATATACTTAATGGGGTTAAAGTAATCATTAAAACTCCTAAACACCCTGACGACTACGATGATCTAATTAGAGAATATTTTATCGGAGTAACAGAGATTAATAAACTGCGTTATACAGTACCAAACTTTGTATATACGTTTGGGGCTTTTTTAAGCCCTCCAGATCGTAAGAGTCCATCAATACGCGAAATAAAAAGAGAAAAAGATTTTATACCTTTTATCATATTTGAAAAGATTCCGGGTAAAAATATACAAGAACTATTGGAATCGGATAAATTAACCTTTCCCCAATACTTGGGTATGTTTGTTCAGATACTAATCGCTATGGAAGTAGCCCAGCGCTCTATCTTATTTTGTCATTATGATTTTCATACATCGAATCTCATGTGTAGAACAATCAATACAAACTGTAAATATACAGTACCTTTGGATGATAACATCTATGAAATTACAGCGAGTGAATATCTCCCTGTTATCATTGATTTTGGATTATCGACAGTCTGTCATAAAAATAATATTGTCGGATCTTATACTTTTCCTGAACACGGAATGATGCCGTACATGTTACAAGGAGTAGACATGTACAAATTTTTATTTTACAGTTGCTATTTTTCTAGGGGGAATTTACAGAGACAGATTATGAATTTACTTACTTTCTATGGTAAAGATGATCCATATAAATTATTAATCCATGGTGATAATGGTTTTGATAGTGCTCAGAAAGAATATGTTGCAAAGGCCAGCTACTCAAAAGTAGCTACTAAAACACCATTAGAATTTCTGGATTGGGTATTAAAAATACCAGAATATAAGCAGATATTATCCAAATATATTAAAAAGAAAGAGAGAACTATCTATATACCACTGAGATTCTCAACTACGATACAAACATACGATAATATATTCCAACGGTCTGAACGTGGAAGACAAAAAGCTATTGAACTTGTAAATAATTGTATTGGCACTGATTCTAGCTATATAATGTCAAAATATTCAATGTATGTGTTAAAAGGGTACAACAGTAAATTGACATCGTCAATTTTGACGATAGACACAAAAACCCTTAAGAAAAAGATGGATAAAAAATGGAAAAGTATGGTTCAAAATGATCGTGTAATGCTCTTTAATTATCAGGAATTAAAACTTCCCGATGTTAAAAAGATTAGAAATTATTCTAGACGTATTCTAAACATAAAAATTAATTCTAAAAAATCTAGAAAAAGTATTTCGCGCTTGATTAATACATTTTTCCAGAATGTTGTATTTTTTGACGAGATAATACCATACTTGCAGTTCGTGTATACAATCAGAGAAATTGGGGCAACAAAGTTGTTTAATAATTTTTTAACCAATTTTATATCATCCCCTCACTACAAGATATACACACAAAATTTCGCATTGATCAATAAAACATACAGATGGTGTGATTCATTGATCAGTGGTATAGTTTAAACTTATCCTAAAGATAAAGACTTGTATAATAAATGATAAGTTCTGAAGATATTTTAATGATTTCCCAGCCAGAAGAATTAAAAGTCGATCTATATCAACACCAACTCGCTAGTGTATACCAAATGGAAAAAAGAGAACGCGAACAACAAATTATATTTGACGATACCATCATAGAGACAAATATCGGGATTAATGCCGATATGACCGGATATGGTAAAACACTCAGTATGATAACTCTCATAATGCGAGATAAAATGAAATGGGATTTAAACGAACCTTTTACTCAATCTTGTGTAACTACCCATGCCGGTGGTAGAATAAAAAAATCTGAGATAAAAAGATATAATAAACTCGATACAACCTTAGTATTGGCAAACCAATCTATCATACATCAATGGTACAAAGAATTTCAGAAGTCTCCCGTATCAGTAGCAATGATTACTTCACGAAAATTGATCGATACAACTATTGTTGAAAATTACGACGCTATTCTTGTCACTCCATCAATGTATAATCGTTTAATCTGTAAATATTTTAACATGGCCTGGAAACGATTCATATTTGATGAACCAGGACACATAAAGGTAGGGGGGATGCAAAGAATTATCACTGGATTTATTTGGTTAGTCACGGCTACCCCAGATGCTATAATAAGTAAACACAAGAATTGTCGAACTAGTTTTATGTACGAGATTATTGGTAGGACTGGGCCAAGATTCATAAATTATTTCTTGACAATCTTCAAATATTTGATAATAAAGAACCCTGATAATTTTGTACAAAAGTCGTTCTTAATGCCACCCACTCATCACCATCATTACAAATGTTATAATCCTATATATAAAACAGTAAGTAGATTTGTAACACCTCTTATAAGTGAAATGATTTCTGCTGGAAATATACAAGGAGCTCTTAAGGCTCTGGGAGGTGGGGAAACAAAAAATATAGCTGAATTGGTTCGGCTGAAGAAATTAGATGAACTCGAAGTATACAAGACCAGGTTGCAAATTCTTGAAATAAGAAATAAAAGAAAACAAATCGATTTAATTAAAAATAAGATCGAGAGAATCTCAAATCAGATTCGCGAACTTGACCAAAGATACAGAGAAATTTTATCCGGTGATTGTTCTATTTGCTATGATAAAATTAAAGAACCCATCATGGAACCTGGATGTCAAAATGTCTTTTGTGGACAATGCTTACTTAAATGGTTAGAATCTAAACATTCTTGTCCTTTATGTCGTGCCCATATAAATCCCAATGAACTCATATACATAAAAAATAATGGAAAAGGTACAATATCTCCTGAATCAGAAAATAAAACCCCTAAAACCAAAATCAAAACTGTTATTAATCTAATTAGGGATAAACCACTCGGGAAATTTATAATATTCTCTGCTTGGGATGAGACATTTGCTCCTATTCGTAATACCTTGTCTAAAAATAACATTGGCTTTATCGAGGTGAGGGGAAATGTTAAATCACGAGTTAAAAATATTAATGATTTTAGAAATGGTAATATCAACGTCATTTTTCTTAATTCAAGATTCAATGGATCTGGTATCAACCTACAAGAGGCAACAGATATAATAGTCTACCATAGAATGAAAAAAACAACGCTAAATCAAATTATCGGAAGGGCCAATAGAATCGGGCGAACTAAACCACTAGACATACATCACCTACAAATTTAGTGATATAAGGAGCAAGGAGCATAAGGAGCATAAGGAATATAAGAGAATATCGAGAATTATAATAAAGAGTAGGAATGACATCAAAAGTTATACAGACATACCATTGTCCAAACGGGTGTTGTCCGGTAAAAATTAAATCATACAACCCAAAACCGCGATACTTTAACAGAAACTATCGTAAAGCCGGTGTTTTTATTTACGATCCCAAAGAAGACAAAGTACTCCTCGTACAATCTAGAGGACATTTATGGGGACCCGCGAAAGGTTCGCTAAATATTGGTGAACAGCCGATAGATTGCGCCGTCAGAGAGGTAAAAGAAGAGACTGGTCTAGAGATTTTTAGTAAAGATTTTACTAAATCGGTCAAGATACGAAATAGAGCAGTCTATTATTACTTAGAAATGGATACATGTGAAGTAGATATTCAAGATAATATCGAAGATAACGATGCTAATGGTATCACATGGATAAAAATGACTTGTTTAGAAGATGCAATAGCTACTGGAAATATCGTTCTAAATCATTACGCAAGGATTGTTTTTTATAGGTTAATGAAAAAGCGTTTTCCCAAACCAAATTGGATCAAAGTTGAACGAAAACGTAGACCAAATAAACAAAACTTAATTAATTTATTGCCAAAAATAAATGGCAATAAAATTTCAGACACTCGACTTTACTTCGATTCTCCCAAAAAATACAGGAGACACATTATTTAATCCCTCGATATCCCACTGGAAAAACAATCTCTATTTATGCGCATATAGAGAATTTACCCGGTATAAAGACCTAAAAGACTCGGAATTTAAAGATGACCCACTCACAGACCCCAATCACCCATGGCTCGGATCTGATAAAGCATGGCCAGTTTATTGGAGATCAAACTATGGATACGACAGAACAAAATTAGTCCTATTGTCCATCAAAAAAAGTGAAGATTCCATTGATATTGACGTTGAGCAAGATTATGGTTGGATATACGGAGTTGATGCCAGATTACTCAAGCTTGATGAAAATACATTTGTCATGTCGAATAATAGGTGGATAGATGCAGAAACTGGATCTAAAGAAAAGATAGATCTCAGGAGCGGTAAAACATGTGATAACGGTTGCATGCTCATCGAAACCAGACTTATTACTGTTTCGAAAGGTGGCAGATCTATTTCTGCATCCAAAGGTAAAATTCTGTGTCCTGAGATCTCTCATACCACAGAAAAAAATTGGGCCTTTTGGAAAACGATAGAAGACCGCCTTGTGTTTTCTTATGGATTGTCTCCTCATCATGAAGTATTTAGCCTAAAACGTGTAGGCAATTCTATCCAATGCGACGGAATCCGCAAAATATACAGCAAAAACGACTTCTTCAAAAGATTCGAAAAATACTACAAGGGCATTGTCTATGTCTCAGTATCTACTCCTGCATTACTACAAGAAAACGGTAAATATCTAGCTCTTGGGCATATAAAATATAAATACAGAAAAATTGAAGACAGTAAAGACTTTACCGAAGAAGAATACGGTTCAGGAGTCAGATCAAGCCCGGAACGTAAAATTGTTAAATTTAAAAATACAAGACTTGCCAGGTTTCATAAAAAACTCCTGAACAACGATAAAAAATTTCACCCTTCGTTCGTTTATTTAATGTTTTTATACGAATTTGAGCCTGTACCTCCTTACGAAGTAACCAGAATTAGTTCTATGTTTATTCCAGAATCACCGTATGCATTAAGCTTTCCAAGTAATTTAACATATTCACCAGAACTAGATTCTTATATTATTTCTTATGGAGACTATGATTCAAGGTGTAAAATGCTTATCATGTCTCCAAAACAAGTAAAAAATGCTCTGAAACCTATCTCTAGTCCCAGAAATGTCAAGTTTGAAATGATAAAACCAATCACTAATATATCCTTGGATGAAGATATATTCTAGGATATTCTAGGATATATTCTAACAAAAAATACGTTTCAGGAAATTCCCCTTATAACCATCTGCCCCAACAAAATCAAGATATACGAACACACTAGTACCTATCATCAGTAAGATCGACGTTACCAAAGTAAAGATAGATAATAGTTCGCCATTTTTGGCATATGATTTTGATACGTGACAAGCGCTATCAAATTCATTATCTCCTGAATACTGTTTGGATGCCTCTTTAAGACGTATGTGGATGTTTAAATTCCATGCTGATATAGTAACAAGCTTAACAGAAACTATTAACAATATTATTAAACAAGTTCTCATTTATTTGATCATATTATTATTATTATTATCGCCGTTTTTTGATAAGAACATACTAGACAAAAATAATAGAATAATCCCCACAAAAACAAGAATTAATGCGGGATTTTTCATCCCGTAGGAATAAGACCCTTTATAAGATTCCTTAAACTTTTCTAAAGACGAAACCCCGGGTACAGTTTTTAATTCTGGCGAATTTGGTTCTTCTGCGTCGACACCCCCCTGTAACCCGAATATTTCACAAGTACCTAAACAATCTGGGTATCCGTACCATCCTGCTTGTAATACAATAACATAGAGACCAGTTTTTTTAAAGAAATTTGGACGACAATTGGGTATCTCAGAACTCTTAGCAAAAACGCCGTATATAGATTTTCCCCCATAAATACTAGACGGATTATTGATTTTTACAAGAAGGGCATCCTTATTATCAGATGCAAATTTCAACAGTTTATCATCTGGTTTAACATAAATAATAGGGACCGGATCTGTACCATTTCTAAACAACACTGCATCCCATCTCTCAATATTATAGACTTGTCTATTTTCACTCATTTATTATAGATCCAGAATTTATATTTTATTGTAGTCTTAATTATCCAATTCTAAATTATATCTTTCCTGTACTGAAAAATCTACCCCCGATTATGCTTATTACAAAAAACAGTTATTCCACTTCTTATCATAAATCAGATATAAACATTTAAATACTATACAAAAATGAGCGAAATCATGCTTGATTTAGAAACATTATCTGTGCGTCCTAATGCTGTTATTGTAGTTATAGGAGCCATCAAATTCAACAGATACGATGAATTACCCGAAAAAATTGACGAAAAATGCTTGAGAAATCTTAACACTTTTTACGAACGAGTACACATAGAATCATGTCAAGAACTCGGCATGTGTATTGATGATGCTACCTTGTCTTGGTGGGAAGCTCAAGACAAAGATGCTAAACATGAAGCCTTGCAAAATCCAAAACGTCTTCCTCTGAAAACAGCTTTAGCCAAATTCTCAAAATGGTTTGGCACAGAATCTTATACCAAAATCTGGGGAAACGGGTCTTCTTTTGACTGCACTATTCTAGGAGAAGCATACAAAAGATGTAATATGACACCACCATGGAAGTTTTGGATGGAAAGGGATCTTCGTACTATCTTGGATATTGGCAGAATTAGAGTATCTGATCTACCACAATACAAAAAGCATCACGCATTGTACGACTGTTACAGACAAATTATCGGGTTCCAACGGGCATTTAAGAATATACGAGGTAGAGTTTGAATGATATAAGTTTATATAACTTAAATTAAGTTATATAAACTTATCCGAATATTACAAAGAATATCTTATTCCTGAGCTGTACATTTGTAGCAAAAAATCCAACTCCATCAAGAAAACCATCATCTCAAATTTTTTTATTCTTTGTCTATATATTCTCGGTAATATACGCGATCTTACAAATTCTATAGCCCTACTGTGTTTTTTCGTAAGGCTCGGGGGACGATACAAAATAACCTCGGGTTGCCCCAGAAACGTTAATATTAAAGGTATCGTATCGGTTAACATTTTGCTCCCATACTTAGTCGCAAAAAACTCACCAACACTTGTTTCTTTCGTCGGATTGTGAAATTTAGAAGGCATGTGTGGATAGAAACTAACTGTATAAATACCAGTAATTTCTCCGAAGAATGTAGTGATAACATATACATGTCTTCCGTTGGTGGACATTTTGTAACCTTAAAATATATAATTTAAAAATCATTTTAAATCTAAAGGGTATAGAAATCGTCAACTTTAATATAACCGACGAACCTTTCTAAATCTTATAGAACGAAGATATTCAACCATATCTTGGTCCCCATTTTCATGAGCAAAACCAAACGCATCAGATGTGAAATAGGCTCCGATTGAATATAGATATTCAACAACGTGTGAAAATCCATGTTTAACGGCCAAATCCATAGCATTTGATGAACAACTCTTTCCTATGGAATGAAGATATCTGAGCATCCCCAAATCGCCATTCTCTGCTGCAAAATCCATTGCATATTCTGTACAACCAATACCTTTAGAATGAAGGTACTTCACAACCTTAGTGTGACCATTTCGGGAAGCAAAATCCATCGCATTAGTAGTACATATCTTTCTTACTTCGCACAGAAACTGTACTACTTCTAGATGACCATTTATGGCTGCTCTATCAATTGGTTCTGTCGAAACCAATCCTTCAGTTGAAACAATATGTTGTACAATCTCTAGATATCCAAAACAAGATGCCTTCTCCAAAGGTATGGACAAAACTGTTTGTTTACAATAAGATTTGATATCAACCGGGTAGCCAGTTTTCTTTAATTTATATACTTCTTTCGGGGTCAAAAACGATATCCATAGTTGATCCAAGCTTCTCGGAAACATTTTTGGAAATTTATTCTTCTCAATGATAAATTTCAATTTAATACTTAGTTACATTTAATCATCTCTTTATCTTGTCTACTAATCTATGACCTACTCTACTAACTTTTTCCTTAGATTTCTCCTTAGTCTCCCTCCCATTACCACACAATCATCACCCAAACTATTAGGAAGAGGTGCGGTAGGGATCACCATCAAGACACTAAATTAATTAAAGTTTTGTAATATTTTACTACAAAACTTAATCCTTATTCTAAAATACTCTTGTTACTACCCCAACTATCTTCGTCCTTCCTTCCGCCATCAACAACTTGAATCCAGGCTTGATGTACTCTGAATGGTATATGAAACGAAACCGTGCAGTTGCCTTATCACCAGTCCTCAGAATTGAATCGTCATCCGATATAGTATCTCTACCATTAATTTTATCTGTAATATTAATCAGCTTAGCCGATTGCCTAGTCGTACATGTATGGATAATAGGTTCATATCCAGGTCTAATTGTTGTACTATGCGCTTTTAATACCGTAATATCTGCGTCAAATTCTCTTACAGATATTTGTGGGCTGTATTGTGAAACCAATACATTACCCCTATGAACACTCTTACGATCCACTTTTCTTAGACCCAAACACACATACGCCCCATAATTAACAGTCTGCATTGGGACACGTTTACAGTGAATACTTCTTACTTGAACTTCCTGATATTCTCCTTCTCTGGGTCCTAACAGAAGTTTATCACCAATACTGATGGTTCCAGACAATAATTGACCTCCGACAACGGTACCAACTCCTGGTACTAAGAAGGTTGTGTCGATGTGGTATTCAACGTCTTTCACATCCTCCCTAATGTTAGTAGACACCTTTCCCAAAAGATTCAAAAACTGCTTGAGAAATGGAATGCCGGCATTAGTCACACTCGATATGTGAAAAATCGGTACAACACTCTCAGATCTAACATTTTTTGCACACAATATAACATCATCAACAGAAGTGACCTTGTATGGAATTCGGCGTAATCCTGGCAGTTTGAGCAACTTGTTGATAGATCTAATAGTTTCCTTCATCACCTTCTTACGATTTACACAGATATCTATCTTAGTCAAAACAATCGCAAACGGGATCTTCAATGTAACACATAAAAAGATATGTTCATTCGTCATCCGAGTCATACCCATATTCGCCCCAACCAAAATTAGACAGAGATCGGGGAAAGAAGATGTAAGTCCCATTATAGTTGTCCTTAAATACCTTTCATGTCCACACAAATCATAAAAAGATATGATTTTGGAACTATCCCTCACAATATCAGGCCAACTCTTCTTATGCATACCAGAATAATTCGTAATATGACCCTTATCGTTAAAACCAAGAATATGGTGAGCTATACTTGATGTTCTGCCACTAAATACCTCATGCCTGAAATTAAACACTGCAAGACGCGCCGAACCTCTTCCATTATCATTTTGACCAGATATAAGAACCCCCAAAAGTGAACTTTTTCCAACATCAACGGATCCTGCAACGGCTACTTTTATGTCAATATATTTTTGATCATTCTTTTCACGAACGAGTAACTCATATACCTTCTTGATTTGAGATTTACCCTTATATTTACCCTTATATTCACCCTTATATTCACCCTTATATTCACCCTTATATTCACCCTTATATTTCTCCAATACTTTCTTTCTTCTCTTAATGCGCGAATTTCTCTTTTGAGTCTTAAGATCCCTCGACGCTAACATTGTGATAGAATAATTATTTTCCCTGGCAGCCAACGACAGATTATTAAAACTTTCTATAAATTCAGAGTCATCTACTCCCTCCAGATTTCCATCATCCGTAACACCAATAACATATATCGCTTCACCAGATCCCTCATCCACTCTATAACGCATCTGACTAGCTAGCCCCTGTATTCTTGATTTATCTTTATTAATCAACATTGTTTTATACTCAATATTACCATCGTCCTTTTCTGGAGATAGTTTGTTGGTTTGCATTTTATTTTGATACAATAAACCTTAAACTTACAATTCAATTTTATTCAATTTAGTATCATTCTAGCCGAGGTAATTCAGATTCATATTCCACACCACTTAATCTATTCACTTGTCTAGCTAAAAAGTCTAAAGGTGATCTCAACGTCTCATAAGTCCCCTCAACAAAATCTATATGTTGATCCATTTTAGAACAAGATTCTGCTAATCTGTTAACAGCTTTAGTTAGTTGTTCAACGGTTCGTTTCAAGTCTTCGATATCTTCTCTTATCAGATTAAATTCAGTTTGTGACATTTATTAACATGACTAATATCTTCTTAATTAATAATAAATGACAAAAAACCCTTCAAATAAAACTTTAATAAGAGTCGCCGTAATCGGAAATGAAGCAGTTGGAAAAACATCTTTATGTAAAGCCCTCGCAGGTAAAGATTTAGATAACTGTCATATACCAACAATAGGTATCGATTTACACGTCGCATATATAAATACAGCTAGAGGTCAAATAAAAATTGCTTTATGGGATCTATCGGGTCAAGGAAGATTTGATATTATTCTAACTTGTTATGTAGAGACGTATCCAAGTTTGATATTTTGTTATAGTGCAGATAGTTCTAAAAATTTCAGTGTAATGGTAAACAAATACGACTACTACAAAAATTTAGGTTATTTAAACAATAAACATGTTATTATTTGTGCTACAAAAATAGACTCGCCTGAAACAAATAATGAACTTATCGAAAAAGGAAAAATTTTCTCCCAAAAATACAATCACTCATTCATCAAAACTAGTGCTTATAACAAAACAGGTTTATCAGATCTACTACAACTTATAAAAGAACCCTATGTATTTCGTAATACTCAACCTAACACAATTATAGTCTCACCGCCACCTCCCAAACGATTTTATCACAATTTTTGTAACATCTTATAATCTATCTATAACCTGTCTTATACATACCATACCCCTGCCTAACATTTCCTCTATACACAGCACCACTTCCTCCAAATGCAGTCTGGATAGTTCCTCCTGGTATAACTCCACCAGATCCATACAAAACATTTTTACCAGAACTTACATATTGAACCCATTGGGGATATGATAATGTAACTGGTGGAACATAAAGCTCCAACAATCTCCCTTTGGTCGACTCCCTCCGGTCGAGCGCATAGCGAGAGCACAAGCCTGCGTATTCACTAGTATACGCGGGTCCCCAGCGAGATCCCTTACTAGGGGCATTCAAACTATATTTTTCTAAACCATTCCAACAATTCTTTAACTGTGTGTAAGTTGCCATTTATTATACCAAAAATAATAAATGCTTAAATTAGAGATTAACCCATCCAGTAAGTAGCAAGCATTATTAAGAAAGTTGCTAAATATTGTATAAAAACGTCACTAATAATGTTTGATTTCCCCCAAATAAATTCTGCAATAAGATCCCGAAACACATTTCAAATATCTTAATATCCTTAGTATTTATTACGGCGGTCTATTAAACCCTGCTGGTTCCTCTGCAGCAACAAATCCCGCTATATTTGATATATTACCTGTTACAAAATTACCTTGATCTCCTACAGCAGTTGTTATACTAATAGAAGGTGTCTTATTACCAGAAATAACACAATCAAAAGGATGATTAGTAAATGTTAAATCTGACGTTAATACATTTGAATTAAACACACACCCAGTAGCAGAAAATATTAGCATCTGTGATGAATTGTTTGCAGTAAAAGTGTTACTAGATACAGGTCCAGTAATACAGTTAATAATGTCTGCCCTATTTGACGTAACAGAACAATTTTTAACATCATTATTAAACTTTATATCCATTTTCGCTGTATTTGAATTAAATGTTGAATCTGAAATAGGACCAAAAACATCAATACCCCCATTACAAAAATTTGCTTGTATTAAAGATGTATCAATAACTGTAGCATTCATAGCATCTCCAAATACTAAATTATTACACGTGTTATTTGTTACCTCAGTATCGCTAACATTGTCGTTAAATATAAAATTTCCTTGTGTTCCGGGGGTTACGGAAGAATATGAATACACATTATTAGCAACCAAACACCCTTGATCTAATGTAGAATCTATAGTCATTGAATCAAACGAATTTCCAATAATTCTAGATCCTTTTATCCCATCGTTAGTTTCTATAATTAAAGTTGAAGCAGACGCACCAGAACTATAATTCACAATTGTATTGTAAGATATTACACTCCCCAAAAGTTCATCAAATGTTAGAGATATTGTATTGCCAGCAAAAGCATTACCTCTATTATGAGAAATATCGCAGTTTACTTTTCCCGGAATACTTACAAAAATATTGGAGTAAGAATTATTTTGAACACTTAAATTATATACTTGACCCGTGTTAGTAGAACTAACATTCAATATTCCAGCATCATTTCCGTCCCCAAAATTATTATTGGTAATATTTAAATTAGACATATTACCAGAACCTTCTATCATAAGAGTAGAACTACCATTAAGAGTATTTCCATCTATTTGATGAGCCCTATTTCCAGTATTACCACCTGAATTATCATATTTAAAGTCCCCAAAAAAATGATTACTCGTAACGAATAATCCCCATAATTCTCCCCCTCCAGATACATCTATAGTCAACGCTGGATTTGCAGGCACCAACCTATTCCTAAAACGACAATTAGAAATCATAACAGTAGGTAAACCATCAGTCACGCTCAAAACACACTCATCCAAAAAACTTGAATTTATTATTTGGATATCTGGAACTCTTCCTGGAAGAGGTCCAGGATCGTTATATGTTATATTAAAACTTTGTAAAGTGCTATTTGTTATAAATGTTGGACATATAGTAGTCACTTTCATATCAGGAGTCCCATTTTCAGCATTTCCTTCACAGTTAGACATAAATAAATATCCACCAGAATTTGTCATATTTATAGTTAAGACACCAACTCTAGCTGTTACGTTATTCATAAACAATTGGTTTACACAATTAATTGTCCCTCCTCCATTGGGGGTATTAACATCAATATCAGTAATAATAGTACTTTCCGTATTATCTATTGTTAACATATTATTAAGTGACAGTGAAGCCGGTGATAATCTTAATATGCCACCAACAGCATTTATCGTAGAATTTGAAGCCGCAGCTAGACGCAATTGACCAGGTCCCCAAATATCTAGCCTATTTTGTGCTGTTATACTTACATTGTTTGATATAGTTAATATAACGTCGGACCTAATATATATGTTTCCTTGAGTTGTAAATGTAACATCACCGGTTATCAGATGATTAACGGTGACACAAATATCTGTTCTACCGTTACTAACAGCATCTACTATAGAAGCAAATTCGTTTTCACAACAAGGATTTGGGTTAGAAACAATATATGCATCAAATGCCTGTGTACATTGTTGTACATATAAACAATCATTATTAGGACCTGTCAAGCCTAAACAACCTGTGTAACATAATTCAATACAATTGTTTTGATTAATAAAAAGAGGTTCCTCAACACACGGAAGCGGAAGTTCTGTTGGATCAACATATAAACAATCATTATTTGGTCCTGTTAACCCTAAAGCACCTGTGTAACATAATTCAATACAGCCAAGTGCATTAACTTGAAGGGGTTCTTCGACACATGGAATGCCTGATTCTCTTGCATCATCTATTGTACTCGGTTCAAGGGGACTTTTTGTTCCATGAGCAACTATTACAAATTTAGACATTTATTATAAATAAATATAATAAATGTCCATAAATACACTCCAGAATTTTATTATCCTTTGTAACATCTTTTTGTTACAAAGGGTTTTGCATTATTAATTCTTATATTCTTATATTCTTATATTATTATATTCTTATATTATTCTTATCCTTATTTCATACTACTCAACCAAAATCAATTCTCCAACAATTGTTCCAAAATACTCATCCACATACCTAGTAAAATACATCTTAAACACTGCTTGGTGCATTTTTAGATTTCCAATTTTGATAAGAATCTTTAATATATTCTTAACCCTCTTCTCATCAATATTCCCAATAAAAAGAAGATCTGTCGCAAACATACCCTCACTATCGGGCACATTCGGATTTGCTTTTAGATCTAAACACACCTTAACTCCGTCTGTATTACGAAGACGGCAATACATTGCAAGTGGTGTGCTTTGGTACTTACTCTGATACTTGGTCTTTTCTTTGGTCGCCTGTAATGCATTCAAATCATTCCCCCACTTGCGCTGAACACTCTCACATGTTACCACTTCAGCCTTCATATCTACCCTATCATTAAAACGCTGATATATGACTGGAACAGGCTTAGACCACCCCTGTTTTTTAAGTGTGTCAAGAGCATTTACAGCTGCATTTTGCTGAGCATCAGCCTTCAAGGCAGCAGAACCCTCACCAATTTTGACATAACGACCTCCCATAATCTTCTTCTTATTGATTGATCCATCTGGTCGCTCTTGATATCTTCCATTCTGGACGCGAAATACAGTTGAGTAAGTAATCGAATCATGTTTTCGCTCCCGATACACAAGAGGCCCTAATTTACTCTCATACATATCAAACAACTCCTTTAGACGAGTTTTAGCATCGTACAGATCCTCGTATCGAAGCGAAATATCCATCTCATCAAATATATTCGCCAAGATATCATACACAATAGCATAACCAACTCCAACACGCTTTCTCTTGTCCAAGATCCTTTCCGTCGCTCCCAGAAACGCCTCAAACACATCCTCCAATAAAGGTTTCATTTTCCGTTGACGAAGATCTGTCGTCGCTGAAATGAAATTCCAAAATCCAAGCCTGCGAGCAATCTCTGAAAAGCTTTGTTTAGCCCCATAATTGATTCGCAAACGAGCAACCACTTTAACACCCTCAGCACAATCCAACTGAGGAAATTTCTCATACATGTAGTTAACAATAAACTTATTACCCGTCAAATCACCAACCTGCTCCAATACCTGGTAGTTATTCACAGGATCTACCAACTCCGAGGTAAATGCTGCCGAATATATTCTCATTGACCGCTCATCAGTCAACATTTTGATATACTTACTCTTCAGATTGCCTTTTCTCAAGACACTCTTTATAAGCGATTTGAAGTCTTCTCCACGACTTCCAAGATATATTCCGAGTTTTTTTTCCGTGCATATCATCTCGTTATTTGATCTCATTTTCTTTCTAAATTTCAATTATATTTTATCCAAATGAATTTAACTATCATCACCCTTACATTCATCTTTACAAAACTCTATGATTTGAGCTGCCAATTCTGCCAACCCCGTTGTAGAACCACTCATCATATCTTGTATTATAACAACCGGATCTATTTCTTTTTCCATATTTTTCACTATACAATTAGTACATTCTTCAGAAAGTTTTATTAACAACATCGTCTGCTTTACAAAATCTTTTAGCACACTAGACCATGCTCCTTTTTTCCCCAAACACGATCCTAAATCTCCCACATGATTTGCTATATATTGCACCTTCTCAGTTGCACTTTTAGCAGAATAATCCTCATAAGAAATTCCCTTCGATATCTCAGTAATTATACATCTCATCAGAGGCTCCGCATAAGACATACGTCCATCTCCAGTGAACTGATTAACAGCCTCCTGTATCTCATCATTAGTCCAACTCTTAGATCCTGATCCCTTAGTAAAATACCATACTAAAATACCTATCAAAGCTGCCACCAATAAAACTAAAAACGCTTTAACCCACGGACTTTCCCATAATCTCGATAAGGATCCCCCCATATTATAGGTATAACTGGTAGCATCATCCACACCAATATCATTGTCATCTCCATGACTTAGTCTTAATTCTGATTCCATTTATTGACCATAAGAAAATATAATTTAATAAGAACTAATATAAGAACTAATATAACAACTAATATAACAACCATGCAATGTGAATATCTTAAAAAATGTTTCCTATCTTTATACAACAAATTTTATGAAGGATTTTATGATATATGGAACTATTGTTACCTGCAACCATATACATATAATTTTATCCCTGTAGTACCTCCAAACGATGAATATGATACTGAATCGTACATTTCCCATAGCAAAGATTCAAATTTAGACCTAGAACTGGGTTTAGGAGTAAATTATATATCTTATAAACAACCTCCAAGTCTAATACATCGCGCAATTAACCCAGAATCCGAATCAGATAATAAACCAGATATAGATTCTGATTCGGATTCTGATTCGGATTCTGATTCGGATTCTGATTCGGATTTTATTATCCTATAAAATCAACCCATAATATCAGTTATTAGTTTATAATATCCAACCCAACCCCGGTGTATCCTCGGGATATGATGCCCAAACAGTTCCCCCGACAAGTCTACCAGTCACTAAAGCATGGTTATAATCCGCCGCATAGTTATACATCTCATAATTTTGTACTCCACAAAATACACTCAAAAATAATATCAACAACACAAGAAATATAAAAAATAACATTGTAGTCCTTTCCATATCTTTATCTTTATTAAAATTAAAGATAAAGATATAATGACATATAATAAAATATGTCCATCTTCAAACAATTCTTCGACCTATTCGACCAAAAACGTGAAACTCACATAAATTGGAACTTATACCGGCTATACCCATCTTTCTACCCGTATATTTTATACCCATCTTATCCCATCCTATATCCGCTCTTATACCCTAAATCATATTTTCCCTCCTTATACCCCTCCTTATACCCCTCCTTATACCCCTCCTTATACCCCTCCTTATACCCCTCCTCTGCAAAACCCGAAAAACCAAAGGTTGAAGTAAAACCATTTTCAATCAATACCGAATTTTACAAACCGTTTTATTTCGGACTTTATTTCGGATATGATACATGGATTTATCCTGAATTTTACTCAGGGTTTTTAGGCTCCGACGAAGAATAATTCCGATTGCGTTTTTCTGAATTCTAAAGGAAGCAGAGATCGCCTCGAGAAATCGCTTACATCGCTTAAAGATTTGTCATTTATGATTAAATGACAAATCATAATGAAAATAAATTGATAAAGAGCCCGACCAAAAGCTCATCTTTATCTAATAATAAATTACAGGTCTTTAAACCGAATTTGGTAAAAGTTTCCGAGAATATTTTTAACTGTAAATTCGCTGATGCAACTGGTAATCTAATCACCGTTCCTATGAGGAAAGATGGTTATGTTAATCTAACATTATTATGTAAGGCTGGTGGAAAGCAATTAAAAAATTGGTATCAAAACAAACAAACTAAAGCCTTAATACGGGCTTTGGAATGTGAAGCTGGAATTCCAGCTTCACAATTAATAGAGGTGAAACGGGGTAATAGTTCTAAATTTAAACAAGGGAGTTGGGGTCATCCTGATTTAGCGATTCAGTGCGCTCAATGGGTATCTCCTTCTTTCGCGATCCAGGTATCAAGATGGACCCGAGAACTCCTTATCACAGGTTCCGTTACCCTTGGCCAGGAGAAATCAAACAGAGAATTGGAAGAGCAGTTTCAGAAAAAGATAGCCCTTCTGGAACAGCAAAACTTCGCTCTCCAGAAGAAGCACAACGCTTTGGTCCGTAGGCATTTCTATTACAAATTCAAACAGAAAGGTCCAAGTCTCTATATCATTACGAGTATTAGAGAAGGTATAATGAGGTTATTCAGGCGACTTAAAGATTTGTCATTTAATCATAAATGACAAAACAAAATAAAACGACGGGAATTGTCCGCAAAAACACACCCCCGTCTAATAATATTATTCAAGTATTTAAATCTGAATTAACGAAAGGTCGTGAATTTCGAATCCTAGGATCTCCGTCAGATCCATATTTTGTTGCTAAGGACATTGCCTTGTTCTTAGATTACAAGGATACTAAAAAAGCTATCGTGAGTCATGTTGATAACGAAGATAAATTAGACTGGAAAGAGTTTAAAAATTTTAAGGGGGGTAAATTACCCCCCTTAAAATTACACCCTAAAACCAAGCTGATTAATGAATCAGGACTTTATAGCCTGATTCTTAGATCAAAAAATAAAAAAGCCAAAATGTTTAAACGTTGGGTCACGTCTGAGGTTCTCCCATCCATCAGAAAAAACGGGGAATATAAATTAAACCAGAAGATAGCCCTTCTGGAGCAGCAAAACTTCGCTCTCCAGAAGAAGCACAATGCTTTGGTCCGTAGGCATTTCTATTACAAATTCAAACAGAAAGGTCCAAGTCTCTATATTATTACGAGTGGTTTGGAGTATAAGGACGGTGTTACGAGAATAAAATTTGGAATATGTGGTTGTCCAAAGCGGAAGATTTCGACTTGTCCGCATTGTAAGAAGAATTTGGAGGATGGTAAGGATAATGACAGTATAGACAATAGATTAAGTACACATAGGACGTTATGGCCTAGATTGTTGGTTAAATTTGTAGTATATACACCAGACGCTAGACTGCTGGAAAAATGTCTGAAACGAGTGTATAGGAATCAGATTAATCCTTCTGGTCATGAGATTGTAGAAGGAGTTACTGTCTCCGAGATTGTTGATAGGACTAAGAGGTATCTGGAGATGTTTAATGTTTTTAATGATGAACCAGATTATACAGTAGAAAAGAATGTTAATAAATATAATCAACGTACTCTAGAAATTATGAAGGATAGTTCTTCTGAAAAAAAGAATCTTATGCTGGATCATTTGTCACAGATATCCTTAGATGGATCGGAGGAGTTGGAGGAGGAATTGGGGGAAGAGTTGGAAGAAGAATCTGGACAGGAATCTGGGGAGGGCTCCGAAGGGGAATCGGATATGTTTATCGTAGAATCTGAATCTGAGGAGGAAGAATCTGAGGATGAGGAAGCCAGGTTGGAGGAAGCCAGGTTGGAGGAAGAGAGAAGGAGAAAGGAAGCAGCCAAAGAAGAACAGGTTAAGCGAGAATTTGATGCAAAACAGAAGGAGTATTTTGAGGGGTTATTGAGGGATTTGAAGACGTATACGGATAAGAGGTTAAAAGAGTTGCTTAGGGAGTGGAGATTACCATTGTCTGGTTTGAAGGCGAAGAAAAAGGAGAGGGTTGAGGGGTATTTGAGGAAAAAGCTTAATATAGAGGGTAAGAAGATAGTGTGTCAGAGTTGTAGGGAAGAGAAGAATGTTGGGAGTGATAATTTTAGGCTTACAGAAAGAAAGTTGTATTCTAGGGTATGTTTGGTGTGTGAGGTGAAGAAAACGAAGACGACGTATTTATACCGGACAGATGTCTATACGACAATAAAGCCGAGTGAGAAAACAAAGAAGTGTACGAAGTGTAAGAAGATGTTGTCGTTTAATGATTTCCATAACAATAGGAGTCGAAAGGATGGTAAGGAGTATCAGTGTAAGAACTGTAGTTCTAAGCGTAAGGCGAAGTCGGGTAAAGTGAGATTAGAAAAGAAGAGACCTAGTGTTCCGGATGGTTGTAAGTGGTGTCCAAAGTGTGAGGTTACAAAGAGTCGGGATGCGTTTAGGAATGCTAGTAGGCGGAAGGATGGTTTGCAGGGTATGTGTAGGAATTGTGATAATGAGACAAGGAGAAGGAATAGGTTGAAGAAAAAGTTGCAAAGATAATAATCTCAATTTATTATACCGTGGTATAATAAATGTCTGGACGCAATATAATAGGTGCCTTGACGCAGAGTGATGTGTCATTTCAGATGCACCCTAACAGAACGGACGGTCTTTTAACGGCTCCGTTAGTACCTGCGAGCGCAGTAATGGATAAATTGAGAGGTCTAGGTCTTGCAGCAGCAACCGATATACCTGAGGAGTTTGACTGGAGAAATGTACCGGGAGTTGAGTTAAGTCCTGTGATGAATCAAGGTCATTGTGGTAACTGTTGGGCAATGGCGGCTACGAGTACGTTTACGGACCGCTGGATGATTGATGCGGATAAAACGGGTCTTGTTCTGGACCCTCTTGCTACTACAGTGTGTGTCGAGGGGCAGAGTAATAGATGTAACGGGGGTTTACCCGAGGAGTGTCAAGGTTATTTTGAGAGCATAGGGGCGTCTATGGCAGATGGATGTCAATCTTGGAAGGATTTTTGTAAAAATACAGACTGCTGTCCGAGTTGTACCAAAAATAATATGAGCAAAGTGCCTAGTATGTCTTGTAATGAGCTCGGATGCTCTGGTGGTTTTAAAGCAGAGAAAGGTCGAATGAAATCTGGAACTGTCGGGTCTGGCACTAATGTTGATAGAGAAGCAACTATTCATTCTATTAAGACAGATATTATGAGGGGACCTGTTGTGGGTAAGTATCAAGTGTTTGGTGATTTTATGGTTTCTGATTCCGGTCTAGTGACAGCTGCTGGAAAATCTTTTCAATGGGAAAAAACTAATGGCATATATCTCCATGGTTACTATGACGATACATTATCCACTATTTTTCGTAATCTCGCTGCAGATACTCCCTCTGGCAACCCCGAAAAACTTAAGATCCTTTCTGACGGTCAGATGCCTGTTATGAAAGAAGGTCAAATTGTTGGAGAGGCACCTTCACAAACATCAATGGGGTTTCACGCCGTTGAGATAGTTGGATGGGGTAAAGACACGGAATGGGGTGAATACTGGATTGTTAAAAATTCTTGGGGTCCTGAATGGGGGGAGGATGGATACTTTAAATTTGGAATGAATACCGATGGGGTTAGAAATGCTGAATGTGGTATGGATATTCCTACAGTAATAAGTGATGGGAAAACTTCTGCATTGTTTGGGGGAACTGTTACATATTCTCCTAATATAGCTACAGATCACCCCGATTGGGAAGGCGTTAGTGGTGGACAAGCTAAAGCTGGTGGAACTATCTGGAAATGGGTTATCTCGATTGCTATTATAGTGTTAGCCCTAATAGGGATATTTTTCATAGCGCGTAAATATATTTTCGGAAGGGGAAGATATATTTCGAAAAGGAATGGCCGCACTAGATCAATTCAACCAGTAAGAGGATTATCTTATACACCCGTATCTTATCCACCGCCAGCTTATTCCCCAGCTTATTCGCCGTCTTATACACCCGCTGCTTATTCCTAGATTATTCTTAGCTTAATCATAGACAAAAATAATTTTCTAAAAATCTGAATACAAATGTGTCAACTCGATCCTTGTTTATGTTGTACAAGCACAAAGCTAAACTTATGATATTTAGTAAGGCACAGACTTTGATCCATCTGTTATTATTCCGATGAATTAATTCACTCTCGCGTAGGTGGGTCATGATTTCGTCATGAAGATTATTTTTCTCCTTGCCCTCTTTCTTATCCTCTTCTTTACCCTCAACTCCAGAAAAATCAGATTCTTCAGAGAAATCAGATACATTCAAGTCAAATTCGGCTTCAGCTTCAGGTTCAGCTTCAGCTTCTATCTTTTCGACTAATTTTCTTTTCTTAGCCTGAGGAATAACAGTCTTATGTAGAGAAACGTTCGGGACCGGTAAACTGTTCATTTTGGTAACATACCTTTGCATTTTGGATAGGTGTTTCTTGCTAAAAATCCATCCTGCTCCTCCTCTGAGACTGTAATTCCACTTCCCACCATGTGCGGAAAATTCTGATCTGTAGGGTCGAGTATTACCACGTATGACAAAAGATTTGTCAGAATATCCTGTGATTGTCAAATTTGCAGACATTTGAAAACTATTGTCTAGTAAAAAATTTTTTCAATTTTTTGCGTTTAAGTATTTATATCGATTTTTGCTTTCTCTATAGGCAACATTAGGATTTATGAGTAGTAGTTGTCGTTTAATTTCTAAAGGAGAAGTAATTTATATAAATGTAATATTTATATAAGTTTACATGGGTTCTCGCTTGCGCTCTCGCTATGCGCTCGACCGGAGGGAGTCGACCAAAGGGAGATGCAATCTAAAAAATCCCATTATCCTCGGCATTAAAAGACCCTTGGCAACCTTGACAGCGTTCATTTTGCCAGCAATCATTAGAGATTGTCGTATACTTAAATCCACAACCAGGCATGCCTACAAAACCTGTGCCACAATCGTAGCGATCAATTTCGGCACGACCTGCCTGTGTTTTTGCCAACTCTTGGCACATTTTTCCTGTTGCAGTATTTCCTTGGTGCATATATGCACCACCACGGCATAATTTTCCGGCACTTATGCATAATTGGTTGGGAGCCTGGGAAGAGTTTGAGGAAGGGTCTGTTGTATATTTTGGCGTATATTTTGGCGTATATTTTGGCGTATATCTTGACGTATATCTTGACGAGGAGTATTTTGCTGAATATTTTTCTCCGCCGCATCCTCCACAGATGCCTTTCATTCCTAGATATATCAGGCCAGAGAATATAACGAAGCCTGCTGTCCATCCAAATAGTTTTATTTTCTGGGTTGTGTTCATTACACTGTCTTTATAGCATTGAAAATATGTAAATGTTCCGTATAAAAGTGCGATGATGATAAAGTAGATTATTTCTAAAGCTGTCGATAACATTTATTGAATCAAAGAAAATAATTTCTATCTTGTATAATAAATGGGAAATACTATCGATTGTTTTGGTAGAGATTTAGATCTCATAAATCAGAACAACAAGTTGACGAAAGAAAACGACAAACATCTAGCTAAAATTGATAATTTGAAGAATACAATAGTGACACTAAACAAAGAAATCCAAAAAATTAGACAAGATTTGGTGAAAAGTATAGATTACGCCACTGCTATTAATCTGGAGAAAGAAAAACAAGGAGTAAAAATAGTCGAACTAAAAAAAATCATCCGTCAATATCGGGTCAAATTCAATCATCTCCAGAACGATTTTGACGCGTTATCCGAGATAGAAGAAGACCAAACATGGGAAGTATTTACGGTATCAGAAATAGAAGGGGGTGGGAAGGATATTGAGACCGATATAGAATAAGCTGATATAAATTATTTGATATCAGCTTATCTTAATCACATTCACGTAGATGCAGTGCACAGTAAGCTGAACACATAGACCCTTTAGTGTTATTATTCATATACAAATTAATTGTATCTCCCCCTTTGAAACAACTTTTGAAAAACATAAAGAATGTTGCTTGCCCTGGTGAAGATTGCATTGACAAATTATTACATTCTATCTCTATATCATCAACAGTTTTGGATACTTTAAAATCTACATTATTGTTATCCAATTCTTTATACTCTTTCCCATATAAACCGAAAAATACATTAGTAACCATAGGCTCTGTATAATATCCACCTGGAATTGTTAATGATACTTTACTAGCAATCGCAGTGGTAGACAGACGAATAAGTTCAATTCTTTCTGATTGATCGTATATTATAAAACTTGCTAATACTTTTAGATCCTCGGTTTTTGACCCCCATACTACTAGTCTATCACCACCAGACATATAGAAATCTTCAAAATCTTCAAAATTTGAATCAGCATATGTGTCTGTCCTATCAAACAAATAATATAGATTATCATCTTCATCAATAACACCAACCATAAGCCCGTACCCAGGTCCATTAACAGAAAAATCACATACGCGAGCATTTCTTTCCTGAGGGATGTTATACAAAATTAAAGGAGTTTGATCCGGATTAATATCCTTCCCATAAACGTGACAATCTGCTGGCACTACCATAGCGACCGTGTGGATTTGTTTTGCTGTTGTTTCCATTTATTAACACTAGAACTATATTTTTAAATGATCAATTGTAATTTGCAAACCTCTTGTCAAAAATACCACCGGTTCCCAATCCAACAATTCACGTGCTCTAGAAATATCAGGGCAACGTTTTGTAGGATCATCTTTCGGTAAAGGGATAAATTCAATATCGGATTTGGATTCTGTCAATTGGATCACCAATTTAGCCAACGCGAGTATGCTGCATTCTTCCGGATTCCCTAAATTAACTGGACCTGTAATATCGCTATCCATCATTTTAACCAAACCCAGCACCATATCATCTATAAAACAAAAGCTTCTGGTCTGTTTACCATCCCCATATACTGTTAAAGGCTCCCCTCTCAAAGCTTGTCCTATAAAATTTGTGACAACTCGACCATCGTCTAATCTCATTTTTGGGCCATACGTATTAAAAATACGAACTATTCTCACATCAACATTATGGACACGTTTATATTCCATAGTAATTGTTTCAGAAAGTCTTTTACTCTCATCGTAGCAAGCTCTTATACCTAATGTGTTAACATTTCCCCTATATTCCTCCTTCTGCGGGTGCTCAAGAGGTTCCCCATATATTTCTGATGTTGATGTTATCAAGAATCTGGCCTTGTTTTTATGAGCAAACTCTAGCGCATGTTGGGTTCCAATAACACAGGTTTCTATAGTATACAATGGATCTTTTTGGTAAAATACAGGGGAAGCTGGACATGCCAAATGATATATTTGGGCAAACTTTAGAACAGTCAAAATGTTAGGCCATTTTTTCTCTCGAATATCATGTTTAACAAAAAGAAAATTTCTATGTTTCTGTAAATCTTCTATGTTTTCCATCGATCCAGAATGTAAATTATCAATAGCCACCACTATATTCCCTTGTTCAAGCAAGTATCTACATAGGTGACCACCTATGAATCCTGCTCCTCCAGTTACTAAAATTCTCATTTATTATCAATATCTCTATATTTAGATCAATTCCTTCTCCTTCCCTCCTTCTTCGTATCCCCTTTTCCTTCCCTCCTTCTTCGTATCCCCTTTTCCTTCCCTCCTCTCATACGCATCTGTTGTAATTTTCTTTCCCTTTCTCTAATTTGGTCAATATTGCCATGCCAGAATGCACTTATTTTTGTATTTTTTGCAATGACATGTCTGTATCCTCTCCTAACGAACATAATAAATCTATCGGTATATTGAGCTCCCTCATCTGTAGAATAATTCATCACTACCAAAACATTTGTCGGTCTCGGATCTTTATATTGATATATTTTTATTCCTCCTATTAGCTTGGGCATCCTACCAGATGAGAATGCTTCAGACATTCCCAAGTCAATACGCCATACTTTACCATCACAATATACAGGAATACCTTCCTGTTGAATAGAATGACCCAATACAAAGGCACCTTTACTCCAACTCATTCCAGTTAGCTCGAATATTCTCTGCATATTTTGTAGACAGTACTTCTTTGCTTGTCTATTACCTCTACCCATAGTGATTGCATATTTGTTAATATCCCAATCTTCACCTCGTCCCAAAATTTTTTCTTTACTCCATGTTCTGTCCCATGCAGTGTTAGTTACTGCTTTACTAATTTTGTTATCTGGACTAAAGAAACCATTAGCAAGATTCTGGTTAACCATACCAAAAAATCGCCTTGGGTATCGAATGTTAAGTTGATCGTATATTTGTTCAATAAGATTCAAAGTTAGACCTCCATGCATAAAGACATACCAGCCAACCTGTAAAATAAGCACTGTATGAAGTGCCATATATCTAGCCATTTTCCCCCCTGGTTGGAATAATAATTTCATATTTTCTTGACCACCCCATCCAATTGATTGATTACCAATATATTTCCTATAATCTGGGCTAGATCTTATCTTTCTTCTTCCCATCTCATCAATACTCTCGATAGTTTTACCCTCGTAATTTTTCCACAAAACACGAGCGATGTCGTGATTACCCAATACCCAATAAACACCTCCCCCTTTTCTTTGAGCAACCAAGTTTAGGTAATAAAGATATTGAACAATATCTACTTCCTCTCGTACATTATCTGTAACAATAGATGCTGATCGCCCGGCTCTATCTAACACATCCCCACATAATACTACTATAGAATTATTTCCAATCCAATTACCCCTCAGATCAATCATGCCCATCAAGTACAAAGTTCCTAACAAAACTAATAAATCAGCATGAATATCTCCTATACCCACAACGGTTTGGGAATTTTTTATATCTATCGGAGTTGATATAGGCTGATCCTTATTCTCGTTAACGGTCCTAAAAAAATTATCTGGTGTCTGAAATTGACAAGGCCCCAACGAACCAAGCTCATTAGATGTATATCTCATATTCATGAAATTATTTATTGCTGGAACCATTGCACATTTTGCACTAACAGCCTGACACGGTCTTACAAAGCTCATTTATTATATTATGATATAAATTATACAATTATACAATTGTATAATTGTATAATTTATATCATAATTATGATTATTATGATTATTATGATTATTTATGTCTTAACATATGCATACCCTGTTCCATTCGGTATTTGTTAATATTCGCATACATTATAGATTCTCTAATAGCTTCATCCATATCATACTTTTCTTTTTCTTCTGGAGTCATATTCTCAATTATTTTCTTCCTCTCTTCTTCCTCTCTTAGCTCCTTTTTTAATTTCCACAATTTTAACGAATAGTCTAAATGTTTACCCTCTTTCCTCTTATCAAACCTTTCAGAGTTTTTCTGATGGTGTATACATAGTACCACACCGCATTTTTTACCCTTTCTTTTTCCTCTCGTAAGAACATGATCACATTCCAGAGTTTTGGGTATCGAAGACATCATAAAATACAATTCATCAGGATTTAAATTATACTCTTTCCCAATTGCTGTAGACGCCTTTTTAAGGATACAATCAATAATTTTAGCCGATCTCTGAGACATTTATTATATATGGTCTGTCTATAAATTATAATTTATAGACAAATGTATTAAAATAAATAATGCAGGCAATTGCAAAGGTAGACTACACTAAAGAAAATGTTGTAATCAACGATGTTCTATCAGATCTAGGAGAATCGTTAACGTCCCACATGATTGAACATGATAATATTCCACCAGGAACAAGATACCTGGGTTCTATCCAAATGATTGATTCATCTGGAATGACTAGATTATGTTGGGGATGGTCCGAAGACAAGAAAGAAAACAAGGAATGTAACCATTACCAATCTATCTCACTCAAAGAACTACATGACATAAAATATAACAATAACTTACATAACTTGTTAGACTATGATTCAGGCATTATTGCCCCGGTAATGTTTATTTTCCCATGCCTAGAATGTATACGCAGATATTACAACAAAACAATTCACTTCATACATAGAGAAAAAAAGACACTATTATTTATTTAAATTTTATTATAACACCTATAATAAAATGGTTAGAAAATCCCGTAGAAAATCCCGTAGAAAATCCCGTAAACGAAGGTGTCACTACGGTGTAAAAAAAGCCGGGGGTTGTAAAAAGAAACCCGGTCCCAAAAAGAGATCCCGTAGAAAATCAAGAAGGAGATCAAGAAGGAGATCCAGACGCAAAAGTAGATCAAGAAGGAGATCCCGTAGAAAATCAAGAAGGAGATCAAGAAGGAGATCAAGAAGGAGATCCAGACGCAAGAGTAGATCAAAAAGGAGATCCCGTAGAAAATCAAGAAGGAGATCCAGACGTAGATCCAGACGCAAGAGTAGATCAAAAAGGAGATCCCGTAGAAAATCAAGAAGGAGATCAAGAAGGAGATCCAGACGCAAGAGTAGATCAAAAAGGAGATCCCGTAGAAAATCAAGAAGGAGA